TCCATTAGACGTAAGTAACGTTCGGCGACTATCTTGTGACGAATCACAATGTCATCACCTAATACACAGTAATCTTTGAAGTGATATATACCTTCTTGGATTGCTGCATATCGGACTATACAGTGGTGTGTGAAAGCGAGAGACGCCCAAGAACTTAAAGCACCCATTGGCTGCCCTACCGAATATCGATAATAGTTACGTTTCCATAACCACTCTATATCCAGTAGGTTAGACCACTTAGATCCAAGTCCAGGTTCAATTATATTGAGAACCTGGGCCTGAACGTTTATGGGTAATCTATCGGTTGCGGCTGATAAGTCGTAACAGTAGAACCACTCAGAAGATTCAGTTTTCACTAAATTTCTAAGAGGCTCGTGCTGATCAAACGTACCATCCTGGGGTATGCGAGATAATAGATCAAATAATAAGACATGAACCGGTCTAAGAACAACTTGAATAAAGTAGTTAGTCATAGCTACAATTCGAGCCTTACCTGCTTGGTCGTATACAACGGAAAGCTTACCAAGGGGCAGTCTAGTCGACCACCCCTTGATCATTTTAATCAAAATGAAAGCCGGAAGTAAAAATACAGCCACAGTGAGAAACCACACGGTGAACAGGACTCCTTTAATAGTAAAAGGAACCATAGCCAGCATATATAGCGCTGACTTTGGTCTGTCCCAGAAAGCCATTACATCTAATATAGAAGATATAGTGGACTTACTAGCCAGTGGAGAAGCGGATTCCAGAATTATAAATTTCAGGTCTGCCTTTCTCGGACGAGTAGATAAGAGTTCCTTAACCGCCCGCGCCAACAATGTCGGATCTAAGACTTTCGTCACGCCCGTAAAACTATCAGTGATAGTACCAAGGTCAACACGAGGCTTCGTAGGGAAAACTCTGTATATTGAAATCGACGTTAAGATTACTCTTAACATCTGATAATCCCCATTACGAATCAGTGTTCTGAACGCAACAGGAATTATATTCGGAAGGCCCATGGGATCAACCGAAACCAGAACCTTTCGGCTCTTTAGTTCAGGGTGACCACTAACAAATCGAATCACTAACCTTGACACTTCCTTCATATACAGGAAAGCAAAGTTAGGTCCACTCTTTTTAAATAGAGTTAGGATTCTCTTTGATAGTAACTTTAAAGGTACCTGCATCTCTTTGTCAATAGCAAAAGCCCAACTGATTAAATCGTAAAAGGGTTTGAATTCCCTTGCGGAAATCCAGCTCTTACGATTTAACCTTG